TACCAGTTTGATGCGGCACCAAACGATATCATAATCGCAGGTGGAATAATTGTTCACAACGCTAAAGGCTAATTAGTGTCGTCAATATATCATCTTCATATTCCAAGAACTGCTACCGTATATGTAAAAAACAATGTAATACCCCATTTAATTTCAAATGGGGTAGAGCATTTTGTATCAAATAGAACAAAAATAGACCCTCATCAAATTAAAAAAAGCCAATTTGTTGGCGGAAATTTTGGATTAATGCCACTAGACTATATGGATAACCCAGAAGTTTTTGCAATTGTCAGAGACCCAGTAGAAAGATTCATTAGTTATTTTAATCACACAACTAGATTAAACATGAGAGGCAGGCTGGCGGAAGAAAAACTAGAGAAATGGCTGTACGGAGATCAATCAGAAATACAGTCAAACGCCCAGTCTAAATTTTTAACTGGTAAAATGAATATTGAAAAATTTAACAGTTGTCAGGGACAAGAAGACGCCGTGTCTAATCAATGGTTTATAGAAGGATATAGCTTAGATTTAAAAGACATCATTTCAAATGTAGATAAATTTAAAGCATATACTCTAGAAGAAATAGATTTATTTAAATTAGAAATGAACAGAAGTTTAAAAAATATCTTTAATTTTTCAACATTTAAACACTCAAATAAAGCCAATTCTTCTTATGATGTAGGAATTAATTTTACAAAATCCCACATAGAAAAAATAAAAGATTTAAATAGTATTGATTTAGAATTATATGAATATGTAAAACAGATTAAAAAGAAATTTTAATAGTAGACGCCAAATAGGCAATATGTTATACTATCTATAAGAGAAAAGAGTAAAATTATGCAAACGTGGTCGGATAAAGAAGTGCTTTTTCCAGGATTATGGGTATACAGAAATGCTGTTGGCCAAGACCTGAATTTAATTGAAAAATTGATATCTGTAGTTGAAAACAGCAACGGAAGATATAATTGGATTGGGGCCACAGTTGGATATAATGAAACCAGGCCAGACTATAGAGATTGTCAAGATATCAAAATAGGTCCAATACCTGATTCAACAAATCCGCATGATCAAGCAATAAATGAAATTTGGAAAATATCAAAACAGGCACACACTGGCCCAGTAGAAGATTATTGCAATGCACATAATGTAAGAATGAGCTTTTGGGAAGTTATGAATTTTATATCTTACGATCCAGGACAACATTTTCAAGAACACGCAGATCACGGATTCTCATATAGCGCAACCGTTTCTCTTGTTGCCTATCCAAATGATGACTATGAGGGCGGAGAGCTATCTTTTCCAAAACTAGGAATTACAGTTAAGCCGCAGGCAGGAGATCTATATATTTTCCCTTCAACTTATATTTATTCTCATGTTGCCCTCCCAGTTAAAAGCGGAAAAAAGTATTCTATTGTAACTATGCTTGATTATAATGACAACACTCACAACGATGAATATAGAGAGATGGTTGCAAGAAGAGTAAAAAATGGTACAGATCAAGGCATATAAGCTAGATAAAAATTCAGCAGACATAGACCAGCTCTCAGTAAAAAGAGAATGGATGGACGAAACTGCGGAATCTCACGCATATAAATGTTTTCCAATAAGTTTAACGAATCAGCTTGGATGGGGAATCTCTTTTCCAGAAGACATTGTTTTTATTTGGGACGGAATATCTGATTCTACGCCAGATCATATTAAAATTATTTCTGGTGAAAAGTATGCATATGCCACCAGAGGAAATGCAACAGTAAGCTTTAACACTGGAATTGTTTTTAAAACAAATGAAAACATAAGCCTTCTAACCATGCCAGTACCAAATTATCTAAGAGACGGCGTACAGCCATTTACAACAATAATTAGTAGTTCTTTTTTTCAACAGCCCCTTCCCTGTGCTTTAAGAGTGACAAGGCCAAATGTTAAAATAACTATTAAAGCCAACACCCCAATATTTTGTATCATTCCAATAAATCTTGAAGAAATTCAAGATTCTGAAATTATATTTGAAAACACAGAATTATTGCCAAAATTAAATTTTAACCCCAGCGAATATGGAGCAGAAGTTGGCAGGATTAATATGTTGGGAAAATGGTCTAATTTTTACAGAGAAGCCACAGACCACATAGGAAACATTCTTGGAAAACACCAGGTTAAATCAATTAAGCTAAAGGTAACAAAAACCAATGAATAATTTTATGGTAAAATTAATATGTAGTGTTAGGAGTAAAAATGGAAATAGCAAACGATTGGCGTAACAACAGACCAGAATCAATTACACCATCTGGATTTTTTGGAGATTCCTCAAGCAATATTGTTGAGATTGAAAATTTTCTTACAGCAGAAGAAAGAGAAAGGCTTATTAATTTTGCTTTAAATAATAAAGTTTGGGATATCACTAAAACTCAAGTTGATGAAGATGGGCTTGTTTTATATGATGCAAACATTTGGGCAGATAGAGTTTGTACATATAACTCATTAATGAAATCAGACCCAACAATATTAGAATTAATTAACAGCATGATTGCAAGATTAAAAATAGAAGTAGATAAATTTTTTAATGTAGATGCAAAAGAGACGGGACCAGCAATTGTAAGATGGCCAATCGGAGCAAGACAAGAGCCCCATGCAGATAAAGAATTTCATACTGGTATAGAACAAGGAAGGGCAAATGATTTTCCACATTATGACCTAGCTGGTCTATTTTATTTTAACGATGATTACGAAGGTGGAGAATTGTATTTTCCACAACACGGAATAGAGTTCAAGCCAAAAGCAGGAGCAGCATATTTTTTCCCAGGAGATAGAAATTATACCCACGGGGTTAGACCAGTAATATCTGGAAATAGATTTACTTCGCCATTTTTTTGGACGATAATGAAACACACAGGAGAAAAACAACCATGAGCAATTTAGAGCGTACAGAAATTTATCCCAATGTATATGTATATAAAAATGTTTTAGAAAACATTGATGATCTATATGCCATTATGAAAGAATCAGAGGCCACTTCCGAGGGCAAATATTTTTTAAAGCCTTGGGACAAGTGGGCGCATTTTGGAACCTATACCCAAATAAAAAACGAAGCAGAATGCGATGAGCAAACAAAAGCATCCGAGATGTATATTAAAGAAAAGAAATTTGCTGAAGAAGTTCAAAGGGCTTATGATATTGCATTAGAAGATTACATTAAACAAACAAATTTTGTTATGCCAGAAAAATCTTGGCTTAGTGGTTGTTCTTTTTCAAAGTATGATGATCAAGTCGATGTTCTTTCAAATCAGATGACCATGCAATACCACACAGACCACATAACCTCAGAAAAAGATATGCCAGGACCAAAATTTACAATAACTTGCACAATGTATATAAATGATGATTACGATGGAGGAGACATTGAGTTTTATGTAGATGGGGTTTTGGCAAATCACAAGCCGTCAGCGGGAGACATACTAATTTTTCCTTCAACAGAACCATATTATCATGGAGTAAAAACAATATCTAATGGACAAAAATTCCTTGTAAGAAATTTTTTAATGTCTGAATTTAAAGGCACGGATGAATGGATGAAAAATCAATTAGAAATGGGTGCATTTAGATGGAGTAAGCAAGAGTATGACAGAGTTAAATACGACAATCCAAGAAATGCTAAATACTTTTTAAACGGAGTGTCATTAGAATATGATGAATTCTTAAAAGCAAAATCAGATATGCCAAAAGAGGGAATGTAATGGAGCCAATTAAATTAACAGAAGACATTCACCTATATGAAAATTTTATTTCTAAAGAAGAATGCGACGCAGTAATAAAAACATTTGATCTTCTTGTAAAAGATCGTCCTGAATACTGGAAGTCAATATCTTTTTATGAATCGTATTCTGCGTCCTACCCAGAGTCACACAGTCCTATTTTGGCAGAAGCTGGACTAAGCCCTACCTGGTTTGAAGATACAATGAATAGGTTTCAAGATGCTGCCGCAAAGGTTGCTGGCGCTGAAAGAGAAAAAATGTCAAGAATTAGTTTTCACATGCAGAGATGGTTGCCAGGAGCATTTGCTCCAAAGCATTCTGACAATACTTCAAATGACGGGGTTTACGGAGCATTTACTAGAAGTAGATATGCAGGATTTTTATATTTAAATGATGATTTTGATCAGGGCATTTTAAAATTTTATGCCGATCACGGTAACAATATTTTTGAGTTTAAACCAAAGCCAGGATCATTTGTAATTTTTCATGGAGGTCACAAAAATATGCACGAGGTAACCCCAGTACTAAACGGCACTAGATACACTATTGGTTCTTTTTGGGACGATAGAGAAGAAAGCGATTATCCTCAAGAAACAAGAGACGCTTGGGCAGAGGAGCTAGCTGGCGTTAGAGCAATGCAAGCAGAGCAGGCAGTAGAATGGAAAGACGTTAGGGAAAAGGGTCTAAGACTAACCCCCTACGGACAACAAGTAACTGCTGCAGAAGTCGGCGACAAATAATGAATACAGAAACAAAAACATTTGATCCAGCAGATATGTATCACATGTTTGATCTAGCCCCACTAGAAAAGGAAATTTTTTACTTTAAGAATGTTGTCAGCTACCCAAAAGAGCTAATTTATTTTATTAATGAAGTTGATCTAATGCCAGAAAGTTACGCTGTTATAAGCGAGTGGTCTTCTTGGACCGCAAGCAATGATAAAAATTTTATCTATGGTAAAAATAAAAATATTATGCCAGAAAACCTGACGGAAGAAAACAAAGATACCCCTCTTGGCAAAAAAATGCTATACATTAAAAATAGTTTTGAAATGGCATTTAGGATGTGCCTTAACACTTACTTAAAAAGTCAGGGCCTAGACCCAAGCTTGTACGACCTAAGAATGAGTCAGATTCCAATAAGGCAATGGGTTGGTCCAGGAATGGGTCCACATTGTGATGGCTATGACGGAGATACAGACCTTGCTTTTTCAATGATAATCTACCTTAACGATGAGTATGACGGTGGAACAATCGATTTTCCAAATCACAACATATCCTTAAAGCCAGCAGAGGGAAGCCTAGTAATTTTTCCAAGCCAAGAGCCGTACCTGCATCAGGTTAAAGACGTTCTATCTGGAGAAAGATACACCTCTCATATTTCTGTATATAAAAAGTAGAATGGTATAATTAAAAAATGAGCACAACAGGAAAAGGGTTTAGGTACCCAGTTTATTCAGACACACCAGATGTTCCTAGAGACCTTGGCTACCTTGCCGCAGATGTTGACGCATACCTTGACGCACACCCAGGACCAACTGGCCCACAGGGATCCTCTGGCACTATAGCAATTGGTACTGTTACCACAGTGCCATCCACAACGCCAGCAGCCGTCACAAATGCAGGAACCTCCTCAAGTGCAATTTTTAATTTTACAATTCCAAGAGGAATAGATGGTGTAATTGGTGGAAATGGACCCTCAAATGTTTTAACAGTAGGTTCAGTTTCTTCTGGCAATTCTGGCACGGCACCAGTTGTAACAATAACTGGCACATCTCCGTCACAAACAATTAACTTTGTAATACCTAAAGGAGACACTGGGGCCGCTGGTCCGACAGGATCAACTGGAGCTAAGGGTGATGCTGCAGCAACGATAACAGTTGGTAGCACAACAACTGGAAATGCTGGAACAAACGCAACAGTAAGTAATTCTGGAACCAGTAGTGCAGTTGTATTAAATTTTGCAATTCCTAAAGGTGCAGACGGAGCAGCAGGAGCTACTGGATCAACTGGACCGCAAGGCCCAGCTGGAACCGATGCAAGTCTTTCTAGCATAACGTCTACGGTAAGTTTGGCAAGCCCGTCTGGAACATCATACGGAGTTGCCTCCGATTGGTACCCAGTAGTAGATAATTATAAATCAATTGGTGCAATTACAAATGGCACCACAGTATTTGAGAATCATAGGTGGAAAACAATTTATTCCAATACCGCAGCAATAAGCACTTCGGACGTTAATTCTAAAAAAGACATAACTGCAACAGATCTTGGTTTAAATTTTATAAATTCTTTAAATCCAGTAAGTTATAGATTTAAGGTAGGAGAAAATTTAGTTGAAAAAGATTCAAATAATAATCTTATTATAACTGCAAAGCCAGGAACAAGAAAGCATTATGGCTTAATCGCACAGGAAGTAAAACAAGTCTTAGATGAAGCTAATGTTGAAGATTTTGGAGGATGGGTTTTAATAGATAAAGATAACCCAGACTCAGAGCAAGCACTAAGATATGAAGAGTTTATTTCTCCTTTAATCAAAGCGGTGCAAGAACTCACAGCAAGAGTAGAATCACTAGAAGAACAGTAGGTTCAACATGTCCTACAAAAATATAGTTTTAAATGATAGCCCAAATTCTTTTTATTTACTAGATGAAGTTAGATCTGGAACAACTGGGGCATACTCGGGAATAACTTCAACATTTGCAACATACCAACAATTAAAGGACAGCGGCCTTACATACGCTGGTCTCAGCGGATTGCCTGTATACGATTATTCTGGAAACATTAATGATGGTTATGCAATTGAATCTTCTTCTAAAGAATTAATGCCACTAATTTCTGGAGGCATAAGAGGCACACAAGTTCTTCCTAGTACATCTATACATTACACTCCTCAAGGAATTGCTACAAAATACTATAAAGACAATTCTTTTACAATAGAAGCCTGGTGCTCTTTGCCAGAGACTCAAAGCAATATTACTATAGTTGGCGACACAGATATTAATATGGGTATATTTTATGAAAACGGAAACATTATATTTAGAGTCGGCAACAATGAAATTGAATACACGGCATCACACACAGAAGCAATATATATTGTGGCATTATTTCAAAGTAAATCAATGTCTTTGTATATCAATGGATCACTCGTAGACTCAGCATCAATAGACCAATACCAATTTTCAAATAACACAATTGATTTTAAGACAGGCCCAGCAGACGGCAAATTCGTAATTGATTCAGTTGGATTTTATAAATTTAATTTATCGGACGATCAAATAAACAATCATTACATTCAAGGGATTAAAGAAATTAATTCTTCACAAATAGTTAATGTTGATAGCGGATACATGTTTAGTATGAACGCACAGCCTATTAAACCAAAGTTTAAGTTTTCTTATCCTGAATCTAGATCTTGGGGTTCTGTAGTTGGAGACGGAATATCCATATCTGGCGATAATTCTTATATATATTTTCCAAAAACAACAGAGTCTTTGCCCGCCACATTCTCATTTACAGATTCTTTTATTGTGCCTAATTATTTAAACATAACGACAAGCCAAATATATTGGTCAAATGATGTTGATGGAATAACTGTAGAGGCAAGTTTAAACGGAACAACATGGCGGGAATGCCGAAATGGAAGACCATTACCATACTTTAATAAGAATGAAAACCAAGTATCAGACCTACTATATATAAGAGTAACAGTTGATTCCGATGACACAAGTAAATATCAGCCTATATTAAAAAACTTAGAAATATTATTTTATAGCTCAAAAGATTTTTATAGCGACAATTCGGGATATTATTTGTCTTCAAGCTTTGACTATTCATTACCAAAGACTAATAGCCGTATCTTGTCTTACAATAAGAATAATGGGTTAAAGATGTATGATGGACATGGATTCTCATTAAACAATGTCCCAGCAATTAAAGCAGTAGAGCTTATATTCACACCAGCGAGTGGACAGAATGTCCTGGTTTCTGGATCATCAAAGATTTATGAATGGGATGCTAATGGAGCTATTTCAAAAACAGCAGTTTCTTCAATATACGTAAATGGTATAAATCGGACATCT